CGTCTAATGCACCTGTTACAGTCAAATCCCCACCTACTGAGGCATCATCTGTGACTGTTAAATCGTCTTGTACTTTCAAGTCTACTGTAGAAATACTAGCAAAAGCGTCTACTACTGCTGCTCCACTACCAGCACCATCTAGGTAAACTGCTTTAGTATCGCCCGGAGGTATGGTTACGTTAGCACCACTACCTTGCGAAATAATTATGTTTTGAGAACCACTTGTAGCATTCTCAATAAACTGCATCCTACTCATAGTGTTAGGAGCAATAGTTATAGTACAAGCCGAGTCTAGTGTGCCTGTATATTTTAAATACATGGCTCTTGCTGGGTCTGTTGCTCCATCTGCAACAGTTGAGGTATGAGTATCTGCGTTAGTGCTGATAGCTTCTGTGCCAAAGCTAAGTGCTTCTCCAATCAACTCCAAATTGACATTTGTCACATCGCCCCATGTTCCTGAAGCATCACCTGTTGCTAATTCATTAAGCCTTAAATCATTTACGTACGTACTAGCCATTTTTAATTTTCTCCATTAAGCTACTTCTTCCCAATTTGGTGTTTGTGTGTCTGTAACATCTGTCCAACTAGCTGTTTGAGAGTCACTAACATTTGACCAATTTGCTGTTTGTCCGGGAACTACTTCTCCCCAAACAAGTAAATTTCCTAAATTTCCTGTTGTTAATACACCAGTTGGTTGAATTACAGCAGCACCTACTACTGTTAAACTTCCTACTGATCCTGTCGCTGCTCCTAAAGTTACTGAAATTATATTATCAGTGACTAAACCTAAATTACCAAGTGCTGTTGTTCCTACAACATTTGTAACAGACATATTAGCATCGCCTGTTACAGTTTCATCTCCTACTGCTACAGTAGAAGCAGTTCCTGAAACACCTGTTATAGCAACACCAGCAGCTAATAAAGTTCCTACTGCACCAGTTCCAGCTATTCCTGTTTCTGTTAAGTTAGCATCTCCTGATACAGATTCATCACCTAATGCGGTAGTTCCAGCTAATCCTGTGATAGATAAATTTGCTACCCCTGTGACTGTTAAACTGTTTACTGCTCCTGTTCCAGAAACTCCTGTTTCTGTTACGTTTGCATCTGCGGATATCGTTAATGATCCTAGTGCAGTTGTACCAGCTAGTCCTGTTTCTGTAACATTGGCTACACCTGTTACTGTTAAAGAACCTACTGCACCAGTACAAACAACTCCTGTTTCTGTAATATTTGCATCACAACTAACTGTCTCTGTGCCTAATGCAGAAGTTGCAGATACACCTGTAAGGTCTACAGAAACATTTACTATTGCAGGTTGACCCCAAGGACCAGAGCCCCAAGTGGATCGACCCCATCCGACAGACATATTATGCTATTCTTATAACTGCGTTACTTGCGTCTGCTGTAGGAAAAGTAATTGTAAAAGAACCTGCTGTTGATGTTTTATCAGCACCAAAATCAAACACAGCTACTGCTGGATCACCTGTTGCCGTATCGTTGTAAATCATACATCCTCTAGCAGTTACCGTAGCTGTACCAAAAGTCAAATCAGCAAAATCAGTGAAAGCTGTTGTTCCTGAACTTGTTGGATCAACTCTAGTTAAAGTGTTACCTTTAGCAGTATAGTTGGTTCCACTAGCCTCTTGTGATGTTGTATATGCAGTTGTAGCAGCACTCATAGTTGCAGAACTCGTATATAGTGCAAGTCTAAATGTACTACCGCCTGAGTTTTTAAAATTATGCACACCTTCTAAAAGTTCTTTTTTAAAAGAAGTACACATTGCTTGTGTAATAGCCATTACAGTCTCCTTATTATATTTGCTAGGTCTTTTTGACCTTGTTTCTCTAACTCATTACATACTGTGCATACGTGGTTTTTTATTCCCTCATTTACATAATATTGAATGATCCATTTACATCTATCTCTAAATGCGTGAGCCTGTGCTTTTACCATAGGATCAACATCATCGCTGATAGAAATTAATTTATTGGTAGCCATTTCGGCTAACTCCTCCACAGTATGTCCTCTGTTTTGAGTTGTAGTAACTCCTACGTTACCTATTGAAAGTTCAAATTTATCTGTCTGCATTATGGTTTATTTGGTTCTACTATATCGTTAAATTCTGTTTGTGGGTCTTCTCTACCTGATATTCCATAAGGCACCATTTGTTGTGTTATGACTTCTGAGTATCTACAAACTTTCATTTTATTATCTTCTACATAACTTACCACAGGGTCTTGTAGTCTATGATAGCCATAAAGCTTGTCTTTTATTTCAACATTAGCATCTAGCAGATTTGAACGAAGTGCTATAGAAACATCTATTTTTTGCTCCATACATTTAGCTAACCAAAATTCGCAACAGGCTCTACCCATTTCTGCAAAGTAAACTAACTTCTTATAAGTAAAATCAGCACCATACATAGCAACAGAGCCAACTTTATTCCAATAAGCAAAAGCTATTGCATAGGCTACTGTATTATTTAAATATCCACACTCTGTATCTCTAATAATTGCTTCTATAGGATATAACTCAATATTAGGTACTCTTTCATCTAATTCTACCGAATATATAGGGCAAGTTAACTTAGGTAAGACTCTACGCATTAATTCAGTTTGATTGCCTGCATCATCAGTATCAAAAAATCTTGTCATAGGGTCCATAGCAAAAACTCTATCAGGATTAGGTATAACTCCTGACATAGCATTTATAGCCCACACTTCATCATATTGTTTACTATGTGCTGTAGCTATATGAAAATCTAATTGACTTTCTCCCATAGCAACTATTGCTATATGTTTGCCCTTTAGGTCTTTTATAGGTTTATTTAACATTATCTGCTCCTTAATGTTTTATGATACTGGTATTTGTAAAGTGCTATCTATATATGTGTCTGTTGTATTTCTGCCTTCTGCTAAAACTTTCAGTCTCGCTAAAGCTTTATCATATCTATCGTTATATAAATTCATCAAGTCAGGTTCACCTTTCATATAAGTATATGCCTCTACTATTGAACCATAGAGTAAAGCGTTTGTTGCATTTGTAGAAAGCCAAGTAGTACCGCTATCTGTGCCTGCTGTTATAGATGCAGGTCTATAAAAATAATGAAGTTCTGATGTGTAATCTGCGTCAGGTGTTGGACCTACAATAAATGTGTTTTCGTCAAATAAAGAATAATGTTTAGGAGTACCTTTTACTGTTGGATTTGGATATGCTTCTCTTATAAAAGTTACATCCGTTCTAAGTAAATTAGTATGAGAATTAGAACTAATAACAGTTATATCAAAAGTATCTAAAAAATCAGATGGTGTTTCTAAATATGGATTACCATCAGTCAAATTACCTTGAACAGCTTTTCTAAATACAGGCAAACGCACCATATTTAAAATTCTTCCTTCAGCTTGTTTTATTATTGTAGGTAAATCGTTTACAAAAGTAGTTTCTGAGTTTTGTAAATAATTCTGAATTGATGATTTTAATTCTGCGTATGTCATAGTTAACTCGTTGTGACTGTCAGTTTACCTACCCTGCCGAACATATCTAAACCTAAAGTAGATGAACCTAACTCTGTTATGCCTCCGCCAATAGGATCAAAAGCAGAAAATCTTCTACTAGCACTTAAACCTCTGTCTGGTCTAGGGTCCCTTAAAGCTTGAGGATCATCTGTAGTATGTTTTCCTAATTGTAATTGTGGTTGATCAACATCTAAACATTCGCTACAAACTTTATAGCCAGTTCTTTTTTGATTAAATATTTCAAAAACTAATTCTGTGTATAGATATTCAAATCCACAACGATCACAAAAAGCTATAGATTTTTTACCGGAAGCAAAACTACTCATTAGTTTCTACTTACAAATGGCACAAACCTTACACTAGCTTTTTCTCTATCTTCAGCAGCAGCCAGTTGCCATTGTTCTTCATACATGGATTTTAAAGCCACAACCCTTTCTGCTTGATCTGAATGCTTAACAGATAAATAATAAGCTAATCCAGCAGTTGCACATGGTATAAATCTAGCGGGTAAATCTAAAGTGTTAGAACCCGGAGAACCCACGTCTTCTATTCTAGCAATCCTATAATAAAACAATGTGTAGGTTTCTACATCATCTGGTACAGGATATAGATTTACAACTGGTGCAGCCTGTTGTCGGTCTATATAAATTTGTATAGGTAAACCTTTTGAAAGTTTGTTTGGTATAGCAGAGTAAGTAGAAACAGATATACGATTTAATCGTGTATCTGCTTGCGTGTCTACATTACCTGAATTAGTTCTAATAGAATGTTCTATTAGATCAATAGTATCAGCAGGTAAAGTGTAAGTAGCTGTACCTGCCGTCAAGGCTTGTGTTCCGCTTTCTACTTTCCATAAATTTATACCACGATTAGCCCATTCAAGAAACATGGTATTTAAGGAGCGTCTAGCACTCCTTAAATGATACCCAGAACGCATATCTACTCCTGCCAATTCATAGGCTTCTTCTGCTAGTTCTGTAAAGTCAGGGTCAAATGTAGCTGAACCGCTAGTTGCCATTTACACTCTGCCACCAAATTTTTTCTTGACCAAATCTTGATACATCATTGGTCCTTTCATTTTGGATTTGCCTTTAGTGCCTTTACCGCCAGCCATTTTCATCATAGCTTTTCCTTTTACGGATTTTCCGCCAGCCATTTTCATTTTAGCTTTTCCTTTTACGGACTTGCCACCGGACATTTTCATTTTAGCTTTTCCTTTTACAGTTTTGCCCCTTTGCATCTTAGCTTTACCTTTTACAGTTTTGCCTCTTTGCATTCTTGCTTTGCCTTTAGTACGTTTCATAATTTTTCCTTTTTAAAATTTCTTGTGTGCCCAAATAATTGCACTATAAGTATCGCCACTAGAATGTCCTACTGTTGTTAACAGTAAGTCTCCATTGACTCCACTACCTGCATTGTTTGGTATTCCTGATTTTCCCTCATTACCCATAGAGAAATCCCATGTATCTGAAAAGTCAGCAGGGGCTTCAAATATAAATTGATTAGAAGTTGCCTTCCAAAATAATTTAAATCCCATGCCTATATTACTAAACCAAATACGTTGAATTGCTACACGGCTACAAGCCGCACCTGTTACGGGGTCAACGTTTAATGCTGATACGTCAATTTTAGCAACGTTTGATTCTCCAGTTCCGTCACTAACATTAGTTATCTTAACAATTAAATTTTTACCACCGTCTTCTATGGTCTGAGATGTTATTGCATCAGCCATTATAGACCTCCTTAAGCGTCAGCAAATGGAGTTACTACAGTTCCTGAAGCAAGGTTAATACCCTC